GACTCTAGGGTATATCTCTCGTAAGGAGAAATCAGATGGCTAACACGACTTTTAACGGCCCAGTCCGTTCAGAAAACGGTTTCGAGCAGATTTCTGTTGCTGCGGTAACGGGAGCGGTTACTACCAATCTCGACATAGACAGCAGCGGCAACATAACCAGCAGTGGTTACGTTACTGCCAGACGCTCCGTCAACACAGACTTCAACGCAGCGGCGGCAAAAACAGAGACCTTGACGGCGGCTCAATCGGGCACTTTATTTTTAATAAACGGTGCCGCAGCAAATATTGTTAACCTTCCCGCGTTGTCTACAGGCAACGTAGGTGTAACGTATGACTTTCAACTTACTGTGGCTGTCGGCGGAAGTGTAACAACTACATTCGTACTGCCCGGTAGTGCAGTGTCTAATTTCCAAGGTATGCTGTCGCTTGTGGCAGGTACTGCGGCTAACGCCGTTAGCGATGTTGCAGGCGATACATTGACGCTGCCAAACTCAACGGTAGCTAACGCCCGCATATCGATGACCTGCGTTGTCGATGACGGAACCAACTCCACTTGGATGGCAACGGCCCTGTCCACTCCTATTGCTACTATAAGTTAATTCATAGAGACGGGGGTCTAACCACCCCCGTCCTATTATAAGGAGACTACAATGGCTGATGCCGTAACCGCCACAACGGTGCAAGATGGTCCTAAAAAAGCCATAATCTATTGCACAAACACAAGCGATGGCTCTGGGGAAGCGGCTGTTGTTAAAGTAGACGTTTCGGCCCTTGCTTCCCTACAAGATGGGACCGCCTGCACGGGTGTCCGTATTGAGAAGATTACGTTCACCAACGTTGGTATGGGTGTCAAACTTCTCTGGGATGCCTCCACCGATGTCATCGCGGCGCAACTTCCCGCGGATTATTCCGACACCTTGGATTATTCCGACATGAGCGGTCTTCCTAATGTTGCTGCTTCGGGGGGTAATACCGGGGACATTCAGCTCACTACTGTGGGACACAGTAGTGGAGATACTTACTCAATAGTTCTTTACTGTCTGAAAGATTACTCATAAGGACTTGGGGTTAACATGAAAGGTTTCCCATATTATGGCGGTTTCCGGAGCTAAGGATTTTGAGCCTAATGTAGCGGACTACGTTGAGGAAGCCTTTGAGCGTTGCGGACTAGAGTTCCGGACGGGCTACGATGCGGTTACGGCCCGTAGATCCATGAACTTCTTGTTTGCGGATTGGGCCAACAGAGGTCTAAATCGATGGACTATAGAGCAGGTAAGCCAGACGCTTGTATCGGGCCTTGCCCAGTATCCCGTGGGGACCGTTACGGCTACTGTGGGAGCTTCCACTTACCTCGTTCTTGGAAACACTATTACAGGATCCACTAGTGGTGCGACGGCAGTTGTTCTAACTAAGCCTAGCTCGACCACAATAACACTGAGCTTGCCCTCTGGATCATTCACCGCGGGCGAAACTATAACCAGTTCGGCTAGCGATGAATCTGGTATCAGCACTACTATATCGGCTAACCCTAGCATTAGTGACGTTCAGGCCACCGTGGATGTTTTGTCTGCGGTAATTCGCCGGGACGGCACCGATATCTCAGTTAGCCGGATTAGTCGGGATGATTATTTAGGTATCCCTACAAAATCTACTTCGGGTAGACCCAATCAGTTTTACGTAGATCGTCTTATAAGCCCCGTCCTTAAGGTGTGGCCCACCCCGGAAAACAGCACCGACGTTATATTATATGACCGACTTGTTCGGATAGATGACGCGGGCTCTTCCATTAATACGGTTGAAGTGCCCTTTAGGTTCTACCCCTGTCTCGCAGCAGGTCTCGCCTACTACATCTCTTTAAAACGTGCCCCGGACAGGGTCCAGATGTTGAAATCTGTGTACGAAGAAGAGTTTCTTAGGGCCGCAGAAGAGGATCGAGATCGTGCTAGCTTCAGCATACTCCCCTCCTACAGTTATCTTAGTGCTATCTGATGGCCCGGTATGCCTCAAATAAGTATGCTTTAGGTATCTCGGATCGTTCTGGTGCCGCGTACCGTCTCCGCGACATGCGTAAAGAATGGACTGGGATGCTTGTAGGAAAGGACGAGTGGGAGGCCAAGCAACCTCAGTTGATGGTCGTCAAGACCCCTGCCGACCCACAAGCGCTACGAAACCCCAGGCCGGATAGAACTGAGCCTGCCGTGGAGGTTTTGCTCCAGTGGAATGCTTTTAAGTCCTCCTCCAGTGGTTCCTCGACCATTACAGTTACGGAACCGGGTCACGGTAGGAGCACCGGAGACGTGGTTCGTTTTAGATCAGTGGAAGATTTCGACGGGTTCACGGGGACCGCTATAGAGTCTTCCACGGGGTATTCTATTACGGTGCTCCCCGGAACCGTTGCCACAGATAATGTGTCTTATTACTATACCTTCTCATCAGACAGTGGGACGGCTTCCCTCGGAAACGTTACCGGGGGCGGCGGAGTCTCTACGGCTGGTCCGGTAAGTCCGACAGATTGAGTTTTTGAAATGGCCTACACATACACAACATTGAAGACCGCCATACAGGACTACGTGCAGAGCACGGAGGCTACGTTTGTCAGCCAACTGTCGCGGTTCATCCTGAACGCCGAAGAGCGCATTTTAAAGGAGTGCCAACTTGACGTCTTTCGGAAGTCTTCGCAGGGAACGGCGTCTTCTGGTAATGCGTACCTTCAAAAGCCAAGTGACTTCTTAGCGCAGAACTCTTTGAGTGTAATCAATGGGTCCAGCAAGGAGTTTTTGCTATATAAGCAGGCCACCATGTTGCAGGATTACACGCCCGACCCCGCAACGACTGGGACACCTTTGTATTACGCTGATTGGGACGAGGCCACCTTCTTGTTAGCACCTACTCCGGATTCCTCTTACACCATGGAGCTTCATTATTTCTATCGTCCACAATCAATAACGGAGTCCTCTGATGGAACCAGTTGGTTAGGGACGAACGCGGAGTTGGCGTTGTTGTACGGATCCTTGGTAGAAGCTTATACCTTCTTAAAGGGCGAAGCGGATATTTTAGGGTTGTATAACCAGCGATTCCAGGAATCCTTGCAGTGGATGAAGAATCTGGGTGAGGGTTTACAGACCATAGATCAGTACCGGCAGGACCGGATACGTAGAGAGGCCCAGTAATGCCTGCCGTATCCGCATCCAGTGAGCTAGGAACAGCCCTTGTATTTACCTCCGATAATGGTGGGCACTCTCCGGAGCAAGTAGCCGAGATGGCTTTAAACAAGATAATGCAGGTTTCAGATAATGCCCCTCCTGTTATACGAGATCAGGCGTTTGCTCATAGAGAACGTCTGAAACAAGTGTTAGTATTTTACATGAACAAGATGGCGCAGAGCGAGAGAACCACAATCTGGGCTTTAATGAATCAGCAGGGCCATGAGGACATGGCAGAGATTATAAGGAGACTGTAATGGCTATTGGAACCTCCGCAATTTGTGGGTCGTACAAAAAAGAGATAAATGCCGGGATTCATTTTTGGACCTCGCATTCTCGTGGAGACGGAAGCTCTATTGCTGCCGACACCTTTAAGTTCGCTATGTACACGAACTCTTCGGCTTTTGATGCGGACACAACGGGGTACGCCACCACCGCTGAAGTAAGTGGCACCAATTACACTGCGGGCGGAGCGTCTCTAGCCAGTGCAACGATAGGACTTGGGGACAACAGCAGTTCTGTTCCTACGGCGTTTATTGACATGGCAGACGTTACGTTTAGTAACGCGACTATTACCGACGCACGCGGCGCTCTTATTTATAATTCGACTTTGGCTAATGCGGGAACCGCAGGAGACACAACCCACGCGGCCACGCCTTCTGTTTGCGTGATTAATTTTGGTGGGGATAGCTCCTCAAGTGCCGGAGACTTTACAGTTACCATGCCTACAAACGACGCAAACAGTGCTTTAATCCGTATTGCGTAATGGCTTTAATTACTGGCTGGGATCGCGGGACATGGAACCAAGGGGCTTGGAATAGTCCTCTTTCCGTTGCTCTTACTGGTGTTTCAGCCGCTACCGCCATTGGCAGTGTAGAAGTTCAGATAGAGGTTTCGGTTACTGGTGTTTCGGCGGCCACTGCGGTAGGAACAGTAGAGGCTCAGATAGAGGTTCCGGCAACGGGTGTTTCGGCGGCCACTGCGACGGGCAGTGTAACGGTTACAGGCGAGGCCAATCTAACCCTTACGGGTGTTTCGGCGGCCACTGCGGTAGGAACAGTAGAGGCTCAGATACGGGTGACTATTACAGGTGTTCAGGCTGCGACGGCAGTTGGCCCGCCTCTTATATGGAACGAGATCGTCCCAGGACAGGACGCGGACTGGGATCCAATAACTTACACACAAGCCCCTAATTGGGCTAAGATAGCGGCATAGGAATAGAATCATGGCATCGACATACACAACAGGCTTCGGCATAGAGAAGATTGGTTCTGGGGAGCAGTCCGGTACTTGGGGGACCACGACGAACCATAATCTGGATATTGTTGATAGAATAGCCTCGTANAAAGCGGTNGGTCTTTCTGGAACCACACACACTCTTACGGTTCGAGAAGCGTCTCCAGGGTCTGGAACGGAGAACCTCCAAGACGGTATGTACCGAGTAATTAAGTTTACAGGTGCGTTGGGTGCTAACAATACGGTTACAATAGCGCCGAACACGTCCCCGGCTTGGTTCATTATTGAGAATGCAACTACGGATTCAGGGTCCAGTGGGCCTTATTCGGTGATCCTTACGCAGGGTTCCGGGGCAAACGTCACTGTTCAGAACGGTAAGAACGCGATTATTTACTGCGACGGAGCGGGCTCCGGTGCAGTGGTTTACGATGCTTTAGCAGATCTTCAGGTGGGAACCTTGGAGGTTACGGGCGCTGCGGCTATTGATGGGGCTTTGACCCAAGGCGGCGCGTCCCAGTTCAACAGCACGTTAACCGTAGGCGTCAACGACACCGGCTATGACGTAAAGCTATTTGGAGCGACCAGCGGCAAATCCCTTCTTTGGGATGAGTCAGCCGACAGTTTGATCGTAACAGGGACGACTACTTTAGTAGGGACGACCAACTTAGACGCAGTAGACATTGATGGTGCAACCCAGATTGACGGGACCGTCACCGTAGGCGTCAACGATACCGGCTATGACGTAAAGCTATTTGGAGCTACTTCAGGCGCATACATGCTATGGGATGAAAGTGCTGATGACCTCAAGTTAGTCGGTGCAGCGGGGCTAACCGTTGCGGGTGATATTGATATTGACGGAACAACCAACCTAGACGTTGTGGATGTAGACGGCGCGGTTAACTTTGCAGCAGACGTAACCTTTGCCGATGGCGCGGATATCATTACGGCTTCGGCGGGGACTTCAAACTTCAGAGCGGGTGTTAACGCCGGTAACTCCATTGCATCAGGCGGCAACTACAACGTCGCCATCGGTGATGAAGCTGGCACGGCGATCACGACAGGCGATCAAAATACTTTAATTGGATATGCCGCTGGTGATGGATTTGATACAGAATCCTACAATGTTGCTGTAGGTTATAATGCTTTAGGGGGAGCTTCTTATGCAGCAGAATACAATACAGCTATAGGTACTAACGCAGGTGGGGCAATTACTACAGGAGGCGTAAATGTTTTCGTAGGTTCTAATTGTGGTGATGCAACTACCACAGGCTCTGGTAATGTAGCGGTCGGTCAAGAAGCATTTGGTGTTAATACAACAGGAGGCCAAAACGTAGCTCTAGGATATAATGCGTTAAAAGTTACTGAGACAGCTAGTAATAATACTGCTGTTGGTCATAATGCTTTAACTGCAAATACTACTGCGGCTGGTAACACTGCCGTTGGTCAAAGTGCCCTTAGTGCCAATACCAC